AGTTAAACAATATCTTTAGGTATTTTAGAATAATTATTCTATTGTGGTAATATAATGGAAAGTGTTGTTAAAGGAGCATATTACTGTCAACAAAATAGAACTACTGAATTAAGCAATAGAATGTATAGACGAAATATTCCCAATGTATCTCTCCAAGCTAATTATGATCCTCGGCCTGTAGATACTCGTTTTATTCGCATGCCTGTAATAGATTGTCGTCGTCCTAGTAATGTCCCATGTGAACAGAAACCAATTTATAATACCAATGTTATGTTCGCTGGAAGTAGCCAAGCATTGCCTTTTAATGGATTTCAATCTAATGTAGACACAGAATCTAAGTTGATGAATATTATTTTCCCACTCCAAGAGTGTCCGCAAAGCAAATTTATACCGAATTCTCTTAGTGATTTATATAATACATCTTATCTGACACCACCACTTAATAAAACAAAAATGCAAAACGAGCTATTATTTAAAAGAGAAACATTTGACCAATTTAATCCCAATATGTGTAATACGGGACGGGATATTTTTAATAATAATACACGAGTTCAAATAAAGAATCTTAAACCAGTTAAAGCCGGACAAAACGACAATAAGTAAATTTTATAAAAATATACTATTCTTTAATAGTATATTTATGGATACATCATTGAACCTTATTGATTTACAATATTTAACTAATCCTTTTGAAATGAATAAATTAACACGTTCTAAACAAATAGAAATAGTATCAAAAACTGATTTGGAGTTTTATAAAAAACGCATATTCCAACTTACTAAAAATATGTTGAGAGGAGAGAAAACAGATACAAAAGTTACTAAAGCATTTGAAAATTATGCACTGACTTGTATTGAACATTTTAAATTTGTAGATAAAATGGAAATTATTCAGAAAGATTATGCAGGTATGAAACAACCAACGGGACAAAATAAAAAGTTTAATTTAGACAATACTAATAATTTAATAATAAAACAAAATAAACCACATAGGCCTAAAATAACAGACCATATAAAGGTTAAATCAACACGAGTCGTTAAACCGATAGTAATACCAAAAAAACGCCATTTCAATTTAAAAGATCCAAAATTTCGTGATAAAGGTTTAAAAAAGAAAAATATCAACAATTAATATGAGAGGTAGAACCAAAACGCATAAATATCATAAAAAGAAACATTCACATAGACACACAAAAAAACACATTCGAAAAAAGAAGCAGAAGAAATTAAAATCAGAGAAATTTAAACCAGAGAAATTTAAACCAGAGAAATGTTCTCCCAAAACTCCTGTTGATAATTTAGAATTTACATGTTATAGTAAGTCTGCATTGCATAAATTAAAAGAAATATGGAATGTGCGGCATCCTGATGTTATCATAAATACCAATGAACCAAAAGAAATATGGCGACAGTTAAGACATAATATGAGAAAATTGTGTGATAAAGAATCATGTTGGTTAAGACACCAATGTATAAAAAATGACCTCCCTTCTGACTTCTTCTTACATAATTTCGCACCAAAACAACCAAAAGAATGGAGGAGAAAACCCAACGCCTGGCTAACATCGGTTGAAATTGAGCAAATCATGAAACAATATGAAACAAAATATAAAAGTTTCAAATTTCTTGGACCATCTCCCATAGATTATGATACACGTAAATTGCACGACGAATGTGTATGGGAAGAAATCTGTAAATTTTCACTTTTAGATTATAAAAGTAAAGGTATTACAACAATAGGTTTTATATTTAATTTAGACCCCCACTATAAAGATGGTTCGCATTGGGTTGCCATGTTCATTAATATAAAAAAAAAGGAAATATATTATTTTGACAGTTATGGAGATAAAATTCCCAGACGACTTATGAAATTAGTGAAAGAAATAAAGAAACAAGCACAAAATTTAGGAGAAGACTATCATTTTAAGCAGCCAACTCGTCGCCATCAATATTTATCCACAGAATGTGGTATGTATTCATTGTATTTTATCATTCAGTTGTTAAAAGGACAACCAATTACATTTTTTAGTAAACGTATTACAGATAAATATATGCGAAAACTAAGAAGTATTTATTTTAATAAAATATAAAATATTAAAGTTTACATTTAAGATTTTATATATGTCAGTGAATTCAACACAAAATAAAGCTTTACTTTGGCAGTTATTATCAGATCATCCAGCTCTCAAAGAAAATCCTAGAAAATTTCAAACCGTATTAGAACAACGCGTTAAATTAATTAATGAAAATAGATTTCGTTATAATAATAATCTCATGGCAATGAATAAAGAAATTATAAGACAATTTGCAGGTGAAATACGTAGTCAATCGCAAACTAAAAAATCACTACCGACATTAAATAAAACCCAAACCTTCAATAAAAAATTAAAAGCACAACAAGCCAATTTTAATACATTGATAAATAAACAGAAACCACCTGATATTGATTTCTCGGATAAAACAGAAGAAAAACCAATTACTAATCATATGATTGACAACACGCTGCTACAAAGAGAACAGGAATTGAAAAATATAATGGCTCATTATGATAATGGAAATGATGCAACTAAATGGCTTAAATCAGCTGAAACTTCCTCTTCAAAAAATTTGAAAATCGATAAAACATCTAATGTGAAGCTACAACCCACTGTAATAAACAACGAACCATCTGAAAAACGTGTTCGATTCGAAATCTCTGAAAAAAAACCACGTTTTTCAGATAGTTCATCATTATTAATTAATAAATTAAAAAAGATGGATAAAAGAGAGTCCATTATTAAACATCTGAAAAGAATAGAGCATAAACAAGATATTATATTATCTATTTTGGAGAGAAAAACGTAATATATTTATTTTGCTACCCCCTCAAAATATAGCCTTTTGGATTTCGGGTCAATCTTTAAATATCCCAATACTATTAACCCATCTCCATTACCGCTTCTAACAGCTCTTTTATAGCTTTCCAAATCATAAATTTCACCCGTTTTTGCACCAGGTTTATCTGGTTTAAATGCATATGCCTTTCCAGCAAGCTTAACTTCCTTTGCTTTCCACATTATTTTTTCTTTATTTCGCCTATCTAATTTATCGTAATCTTTTTCTACTGTTAAAGCAGGAGCAGTAACAAATGTTGATGGTAATGGTGTGCCAAATGACATACAAATTAAAGGGTCCTTATCATCCGATTTTGCATGTAGCGCGCAATCAAATGCCGATTCTTTTATAGCCCTCAATAATTGTTTATTAATGTCTTCTTTAATGTTTGAAATCTCAAATAATGCTTGATCGCTTGTTAATGGTGTTGTCTTATCCAACTTGCTAACATCCTTTTCTAATAAACCCTTAGATGCCATACCATCTTTAGCTACTGCTGGCACAAGCTGTTTATCTGTAAACTTCATTAGATATAAAAATACCTTAACTTCTTTTTCCTCTTCAAGTAAGTTCTCATGACTGCATATTCTCCGAGCACGACCTATAACTTGTTCCATTCTAACAGGATGCCAATATGGTTCAACAATATGAACATACCGCACATTCTTTAATGTAATACCTTCGGCTCCACTACTCGTAATCATAAAAACTTTTATAATCTCTCCATAATTATTATTTGCTGCTCTTTCATTCAATGTATTTTTTAATGAAGTAGGCAATTGATCCCAGTCACCATTAAATATTAAACGCATCATCTCTTTCACTTCTTTACTTTCTGTTCCAGTATATAAAACGTATTTTTGTTTATTTTCATCTCCTGGATTCTCTATAATTTTCCATATTCCTTTTTCGTCTTTCCCTATTCGAAATTGGGCAAAACCATTTTGGTCTAAAACCATAGTAAAAATGCCAATACCTTCTAAGGTTCTAAACTGTGAATATACAAGATGCAATCCTGTCTTATCATTTATATTTTTATACATTTCCAGGAATTTTGGACTATATATAGCTAAACCTGCTGGACTTAAATATTGACTTGCATTGGCTTTTAATTGTTTTATAGCCATTTGAATTCGTTTTTCATATGTTTTATCTCTATCAGTTTCTCGCTGAGCTCTTAAATTTTCCTCATCATCCAATTCATGTTTCCCATCGACATTTGCAATCTGTTCCTGTAGACTAACAATGTCTAATATATCTTCATCGGCATTTCGTTGCAATACGGCTTCTATTTGTTCTCCTTCTTTAGGTTTTGGTCTAACAATTTCTGGTGGAAATACGAAATTGCAAAAAGCCCTTGAAAAAATTCTATATGTAGATATACTCTCATCTTCATCTCCACCCTTTTTTCTTCTAGCATTCCGTAATTCCATTTTTCGCTCTTCCGAACGTGCAGTTTCATATATACCGAATTGATAATCACTCATCGGAATCATTTCAATAATTAAATCCTTTTCAATGTCAAATCGTGGCATTAATTCTTCCTGTGCACTGCGAAAATAAGATGTTAAACCTAATATTCGTTTTTTAAATAAATTATTATTTTTTAAATTATTATTTCTTGGATTTATAAACATGGCTTTAAATTCATCCAGCGTATCGGGTAATGCTTTATAAGGCGTGCCTTCAGTAACTTTTAGAACTCCTATATCTGCGTCTTCTAATCGACGTGTTACTATTGCAATAAATTTTGCCGTTGGCATTTGTCCTTGCCTACTTAGTTGAACACCTTCATACATCCTGGATCTAGAACGAGTATTAATGAATCCAAATGGGTTCCTAGTTAATATTAATGTCTTTGATGCAACATTATATTCTACATAATCTTGTATACCAATTTTACCGATAAGATTTTCAAATGTTTGTTGGTCAACTTTATTTTTTGTTCGTATAGATAAATTAAACCGAAATGTTCTAATATAACCACGAAGAATATTAAATAAAATACCTATCTCATTTGGATAATTAATAATTGGAGTTCCTGTTAATAATACAATTCTACATTGTTCTGCAGATAAGAGATAATTATATAATTTCATTGATAAACTATCAGGTTTATTCATTTTATTGACAATTCGGCTAACAAAATTATGCGCTTCATCAATTATTACAACTTTGTTTGAAAAAGGATTTATTTTTCCATTATTGGTTAATCCTGCCAAATGTGATTTTCGTAAGCCATTGTAATTTCTAAATATGTATTTCGCATCTATCATTTTGTCAATTTGTTTGTTTAAAGATATTTTATCTTGCGTATTTAAACTTTCGTAATTTGGTTTCTTTTTAATATTTACAAACCATGCTCCTTTTTGTTTTTTTATATACTTTTCAGGAATAGACAACATCTGTGCCAATACTTGTGTTTTTCTTGGATTATTATCATTTGATACAAATTCCCAATATTGATTAATACGATATAAATTATTACCACATACTTTCAACTCGCTTTTATAATTCATTTGTAAAGAAGCAGGTGTCATTATCATTATCTGCTTTGGAGATTGAAATCCTTCTGCAATAGCAATAGATGCACATGTTTTACCTGCTCCTAGTCCATGATATATTAATAAACCTCTATATGGAGTAAAAAGGTTAATATAATCCCTAACTATTTCTTGATGCGTTAAGAGAGAAAATTTTCCTGCTTTTTTATCTCTTATACTTTGACAGGTAAGAGATCCTGCCTCCTCTTCTAATGCTGCTTTATAAGGTGCAAATAAAGAATTAATAAAATTTATAAAAATTTCTCTATTATTCATATAGTAGGATGTTGCTCTAATTTTAATAGTTGGTTCTGGTTGTGGCAACATTTTATCTAATGATTGTTTAAATTGTATAACTTCTGGAGAAAGTTGTGTGCGCCTAATAGATATTTTTGTTGGTTTTGCGATTTTAATTATTGGTTTTTTAATAGATATACCAGTCGTTTGTGGTTTTTTTGTTCCTTTTTTTCTTATCTTTATTCGACCTAATTTTTTAATTTTAACAATTGGTTTTTTATCTGGCATATCTTTTACATTGGTCCAATTCTCAGGATTTTCTCTGAATTCTTTTAATTCCTTCTCTTTATCAGTTATCTCTGTAGGAGATTTTTCATCCATTAATGCTTCGGTAAGTATTTTAATTTTTTGTTTTTGTTGCATTTTGGGAACAGATAGTCCCCGTTTTCGTAGACGTGACATAACAGCAGCTCTATCGAAATCTTCAGCAGTCCTGTCAATAATTTTAACTTTAACGCCGACTTGTCCTTTTGGAATAACTACTTTTACTCCTTTTTGTAATTTCGGAACAGGTTTTACTTCCAGTTGTTCTAAAATACTAGCCATATATAATAATCATTTATAAAAAGTTTATTATATATTTCTTATTTGTTCAATGGCTAATTGACAAGCAGTTTGTTCAGCTTTCTTTTTGATTTTATGTTTGGATTCGCCTAGGAAAACAAATATTTTACCATTATTCTTTATAATAGCAGTCTGTATTTCTGCAAATGAACCATACATACTGAATGGGTGTGCATCCTTGTAATTAACACTAAAAATATTCTGTCCAACACACAAAAATACACCCATATGATATCCCTCATCATCATCATGCGCTCCTATTTCCAAATACGATGGGGTTATCTTAAATTCTTTTTGAATCATTACCTGTAAAATATTCTTATAGTTATCATCCTTTTGAAGTAATTCAGTCCAATTAACATGATTTTCAAATATAGTTTCAACAAAAGTTTGGGCTATTTGAAAACCTGGACCCGTTACAAAAACATTATCAAACCATTTATCTTCATCTTTAATAGTTATTTTGTTAAAATCCAGAAATAAAGCGCCTAAAAAGGCCTCAAACAAACAACCTAGTTTTTTTAAATTGGTGCGTGTTTTTTTCTCTTCTGCGTTCTTTGAGAGAACATACCAATGGTTTAATCCCATTTCATAAGCCAT